AATTTCAATTTCATCACCCATACCAGATATTTGATACATATTTCTTATCTTACTCAAAACATTAACAGCCTGAGTTAAATATTTTCCTGGTATCATAGATGATTGTATTAGTTTATGTAAAAACTCTAACTCGTCTTTATCAAACTTTAAGACATCGTCTAACAAAACTTTTGTCTTGTTCTTCTTGCTTATCAAAGCCATATTTTGAAACCCTTTTTAGATATAATTATGTTAACCGACGTTGATCCAAATATCATCTGCAGCTGTGATGTACATTTCACCTTCACCATAAGAACCAGAAGTAGAATTCGGGTTAGTGGCTTGATCTATGTTTACTGTTCCTACGAATGCTTCTGGAACAACTGTATTTGATCCTGATGCTTGCACACCTTTTGCTACTGCCCATCTATGTTGTGATGCGTCACTATAAATAGCAGATCCTGACTTATCAGCTGATCCACTCTGTACAATTAAACCACCATCCCACTCATTACCGGCAGATCCTGTTCCTGCAAAAATAAAGTTATCTTCAACAAGAAGATTTTGTGTATCCAGCGTTGTTGTAGTACCGCTAACAGTTAAATCACCAGTAATTGTCAAGTTTTGAAAAGTAGGTGTTGCACTTTCTAATTCACCAAAATTAACTGACAAAGCTGCGCCAGTTAAAGCAATACCACTACCTGCTACATCAGCATGAAATTGATTTCCTGTTAAAGTGCTATTAGCTACTTTTTCTTTTGTTACTTGTACATCGGCTATATTTGCTGTCTCTACAGCATCATTAGCTAATTTTGCATTAGTAACTGCATCAGCAGCAAGTTTTCCAGTTGTTACACCTAAATCATTTATCTTTGCTGTTGTTACTTGTAAATCGCGTATATGTGCTGTGTCGATTGAGAGGTCTACGTATTGATCACTATCAATAGAATTAACACTCATATGTTGCAAATCAATGGACCCAGTAGCTATTTGAAGGCTGTCAACGGATTCCAATGCCATCAAAGCATTAGTTATTTGATTAGCACCAATATGGACTGTATCTATTGACCCATCTGTATAGTGTTCACTTTTAATTGCATTATCATTTATTTTAGTATCATCAATTGCGTCTGCAGCTATCATACCTCTTTCTACTGATAATCCTTGAATAGTTGCTACACCACCTCCTGCTATATGTACATCACCACCTGTTACTCCAGTATAAATTGAAGAGGTCATATTTGCCCATGTCATTTTCTTTTCAGTAGCGCCATCTGATATTAACATTAAATCATCAGCAGTTGGCGTAGTAACCGAACTACCTAATCCATCTATATCTGTTACAACACCTGTTAATCCTGAACCATTACCGACAAATGTTGTTGCTTCTACTCTACCAAATGAACCAGTTGAGTGGATTGATCCTGAGATCTTTGTGCCAACACCGCCTGTACTGAGAAGATTTCCGGAAATTGATTGAGCACCAGTTACTGTTAATGTTGAACCATCAAATGTAAGCGTTGATTCTGCATTTGCATTTGTTGAATCAACTGATGTTAAAATTCTATCTGCAGTGGAACTATTAGCTACAGTATATCCAGATGGTAAATTTGACAATTGAGATGCATCACCCAACAATTTTCCAAACGAACCAGTTGAGTGGATTGATCCTGAGATCTTTGTACCAGCACCACCTGTACTTACAATATTTCCTGCAGATGTTACTGTACCAAATGAAGCTGCATTTCCTGTTCCCAGGTTTAATGATGTTGCTGCAGTATTACCTGATTCAGCTACCCAATTAGTACCATCACTAACAATAAACTTACCATTAGAATGGCCTAAAGCAGCTATATCAGTTAAATCAGCGTCGGATGCTTGCACATTGGTTCCGATTACTAATCCTAAATTTGTTCTAGCTCCGGCCTCGGATGATGCTCCAGTTCCACCGTGTAAAACTGCTAAATCTGTGTCGAGTTTTGTTATCTCAGCTAATTCCGGTGATGAACCACTGACGATTACTTTTTTCCATGTTGCCATTTTTATTCTCCTCTAAGAATGGGATTCAAAGAACACAGATTTTCTGATTCGATGAATATATTAATTCTGTTATAAATATTGATATAATGAATTATTATTTTATTTAAATTCATTATTCATGTCCTAAGTACCACTCATTACTTCCGGAATAAAACATTCCTCCTGCAATAGCGTTTGGTGTAACATTCAATGGGCTAAATACAACAACCTTGCTGTCTACCTTAAATACCAATTCATCAGAACCATTATAAATTTCTAATTCTGGCGGTGTGCCAGATTTAAATAAAAAGCTAGATGCTGTTAGCTCATTCATTCCACTATTCTCATTCCATACAGTGCTACCATAGTTAAAATCAGTATTCACAGTCAATGTGTCTATTTGTAGTGATCCTGTAATTGGTGCTGATGTTGTAAGAATTGATTCTACAGTTTTTGTTCCGTCATCTTTAAGAAAATATAATTTGCCATCTTTTGTATTAACAGCTAATTCTCCTAGAGACATAGAACCTGTATCTGGAACTTTATCCGCGATTGCAGACCTCTTAAGCTTAACAGTCTGTGCCATTATATAATAGCTCTCCTAAGTTGAATGGGTATATACCCAAAGTAATATTTTTACAAGGCTATATAGCCTCTTATTTAAATATGGGAATTAGCTAAAAAGAACCACCATCTATTACAACATTTGAAACTACTGCTTCTCCTGCAACTTCTATATAACCAAATGAGCCGGTTGTGGCAGCTGTTATGGCACCATCTAATAAAATACTACCTGTAAATTGGTGAGTATCATCAGCTGAATCGCCAAAGATTGTCGATCCACTTTGAAAGATGACAGACGAGGTAACATATTGTGTATAAAATTCTTTAGCTGTAATACTACCAGCCACATCTAGATCACCTGATAAATTCATATTTGAAGCAGATATGTATGATGCTGATAATGATGTAAATACAGGATTATCTGATATGCCTATTGTGCTAGTAACTGGTGTTGTACCATCATAATATATGTTACTAAAAACTAAATTATTTCCAGGTTGCAATGTTAGAACTTCCATACTACCAGTTCCAGTACCACCTCCAGAACTTTCCGATGATCCGCCTCCGCCACCCATAATAGTTGTTGTTCCTGTGCTTACTACTCCTGGATCAGGTGTTACTATTGTAGAATCTACATTTTCATTCATTACCATCTGTGTTGGAGTAATAAATTGTTGTGTTGTATCTGCTGTTGGTGGATACGAATCAGGTAACAGATAACCATTTAAAGTAACAGAAAAATTAGTCTTAATAGACCTTTTGTTTTCAGTCAATTCACTGTCATCATCAAAACTATCAATAGTACACCTAAATCTAAATTTTCCAGGCTCGCCCCAATAAGATCCCTCTGACCAGTTGATCTTTTCAATAATTTTATTCATTTGATCTGTAAAATTAGTCCATATACTAAAGTCATAGCTTAAGACGACATAATCAGGTACAGCAACAGAGTACATTTCTTTTTTTGGTATAGTTCCCTTTGTTACAGAAAATTTATCATACCTGTTTACTTTAGAATAATTAGACTGATAAGTATGATGCAATTTTGGATTTGTTGGATCTAATTTATCAACCGGTATTGTCGAATCTTTTGACATAGAGGTTCTTCTATAAATTATAAGAGGCCTTTTATTGACCCTTAAACGACCACCTCGCTGTATTGCTGCCCATCTTTCAGGATTCGCGTATATTATTGGTACCTTAACTTGCTCACCTGCCTCTTTAATATCAGGCTTTATTACATTATTAAAATACCAATAAAGTGCAGAATCCATGTCTAGCAAACCAACAGATAGACCACGAATCTTATCACCAATTCTTGATATTTCTCTGCCTCTGTTTATTTTATCAGCTGCTGTTTGTCTGTTTGCTGGCACTAATTTTGACATTATAATGATTGATTTGTTACGACATCACCAATAGTAATAGTCTTTTTTGAAATATGTTTTTGTGTTGTAGTCATCTTATCAAAATGTGCAGGTACTAAATAACCTTTTAATGTTACAGAAAAATTTGTCTTTATATTTCGCTGTGTTTCATCATACTCACTTGCATCTTCAAAACTATCTATTGTTGCCATAAATCTAAATTTTCCAGGCTCTCCCCAATATGATCCTTCTGACCAGTTTATCTTTTCAACAATAGAATTTTGTTGATCAGTAAATGCAGTCCATATAGTAAAATCATAACTTAATGTAATATAATCTGGCACAGCAATACTATACAATTCTTTCTTTGGTATTACTCCTCTTGTAGCAGAAAAATTATCATAGCGATTTTCATTTGTATAACGAGATTCAAGTGACTGATGAAGCTTGGGATTTGAAGGATCTAACTTATCAACAGGCATGCTTGGGTCTTTGGCGAAGCTAGTTCTTCTAAATGCTATTACCGGTGTGATAATTTTTCTTTTAATGTCTCTGAACCATCCATCTTTCTTTATTGACTTCCACCTCTCAGAATTTGCATATATTACCGGAACCTCAACTTGTTCTTCTGCTTCCTTAATCATAGGTTTTATAACATTTTTAAAATAATAAAATAATGCAGAATCAATTTCTAAAAGACCGATTGAAAAATTTGAAGTTTTATCTTTTAATCTAGAGACGTCCTCTCCTCTATTTCTTTTATCTGCATCTGTTTGTATATTCGCAGGAATAATCTTGGCCATAATTACTACCTCAGCCTTTCAATATTTAATCTAGATGGTTCTGTCAAATAAGCAGTTATAACTACAGAATGATTGTTTTCTTGCATTCCTCCTATCAATTGATTTTCATTTAAGGCATTTATTTCCCAATATGAAGAATTCCAATCTATCACATCTCCAATATCTGGAACAAAATTATTTGCGTCTATCAATGATTGTCTAAGAAATGAAAATGTTCCATTTTGCATTTGATCAGGGCCGAACTCAGTGGTCTCAAAATCAAAATCTTCTGCTTCTATGAGGCATGCTAATTTGACACCATTTCGATATGTTCTACCAGATGAAGCCTCACCATAAAAATTTACTTCTGTTTCATAAACAGAGACCTTATAGATTACAACTTCTTGATTGATAATCCCTGTTTTGCTATTTATAGGATCACCTAAAAGCTCTTTGTTAACTGTATCAAAAAAATTTAAATCTCTTGATCTTATAAATCTTCCGGGCATTGTCTTATCCTACATAAATATTAAGTGGTACTTTGTTAAGTTTTTCTTGTAGTCGCATACTTTCTTCGCTATCTGTCTCCATTAGTACACGTCTGCTAGTTTGTTCTAGTGTTTCTCTTAATTCTGAAAT